ATATTCCTTCCTCTCAATAATAAAGTATTCCAAATTAAGTTTGTTGAGCATGAACCTGTCTTTTATCAGATGGGTTCTTTACAAATGTATGATTTGAAGTGTGAGTTGTTTGAATACAGCAACGAGAGAATGAACACTGGCTTTGATGTAATAGATGATTTAGAAAACAAGTATTCTGATGCAATGAATGCTTTTGCCATACTGACAGAGAGTGGCTTGGAAATTAAAATGGAAGACGGATATTCATTGGTAAGTGAAGAATTTGATTTGGAAGTACAAGATGTACTTTCAGATAACTTTGATGTTCAAACTGAATCTGATGACTTCTTAGACTTCACCGAAGCTGATCCCTTCAGTGAAGGAGGTAGGTACTAATGCTAGGTCATACGTTTTATCATAACACTATTAGAAGGTATGTAATACTTTTTGGTACTCTGTTTAACGATATTCATATCAATAGAGTTGATACAGGTGGTAGTGTTACCCAAACCATTAAAGTTCCTATATCTTACGGTCCAAAAGAAAAGATGCTTGCTAGGTTGGATGCTGATCCAAACTTAAATAGACCAGCAATTGTTCTTCCGAGAATGAGTTTTGAGTTAACAGATCTCAATTACGGGCCAACGAGAAAGCTTAATACGATTGGGAAGATTGTAGCAGCTAATCCCAACGATACAAATTCCGCTAAGTATCAGTATACACCTGTACCTTACGACCTAAATTTTATTCTTTCTATTGCTGTAAAGAATGCAGATGATGGTACTAGAATCTTAGAGCAGATTCTTCCTTTCTTTACACCTAACTGGAACTCTACAGTAGACTTGATTCCAGAGTTGGGTATTAAACTTGATGTTCCTATTGTATTAAATGCGGTTTCTTCTGAAGATACTTACGAAGGTAATTTTGAAGAAAGAAGATCTATTGTTTGGACTTTGAGTTTTACGATGAAGGGTTACATTTTTGGTCCTACAAGACCTACAAGTGGATCAGGTAATGGTAAACTAATTAAACTTGCAAACGTCAACTTCTACGATACATCTACATACACTAATATAGACGATGCAGTTGGGAATCTTGATGTTGTTGAAAGTATCACTATTACACCTGGAATGTTGGCCAATGGTTCGCCAACAGCAAATGCTTCGTTATCAGTGAGTTCGGATCAAATTAATGCAAACGATAATTATGGATACATCATCACAAAATCTTGATGTTATTGCGAACAGCTTAGATCTTCAACCAATTGAAGACAATAAGAAAGCTGCTCAAGATAACATTGTAGATGATTATGAATATGCAAGAGGCAATATGATTGCTGTCATTGAAAAGGGTCAGGAAGCCCTCAGTGGCATTCTCGACGTTGCTGGTATGAGTCAGCATCCTAGAAGCTATGAAGTCGTTGCAACGCTGGTTAAAGCGGTTGCTGACGCTAATAAAGACTTGCTCGAGCTTGCTAAGAAAAGAAAAGATCTTGAGAAGGTAGATAATGGTGGTCCGCAAACCGTAAACAACAATCTATATCTTGGATCTACTGCTGATCTGCTAAAGTTGTTGAAGGACAATAAGTGAGTGAAGGCTATCTTGGTAATAAGAACCTCAAGAAGTCTGATGTAAAGATTGATTACACTCCTGAGCAAGTCAGAGAGTATATTAAGTGCGCTAAAGACCCAATCCATTTTATTAAGTCTTACGTTAAAATTATTAACGTTGATCAAGGTTTGATTCCTTTTAGAATGTGGGAATTTCAAGAGGACATGGTTCTCACTGCTGTTCAAGAACGCTTTGTTGTTGCTAAGATGCCTCGTCAGGTGGGTAAGACAACAACAGTTGCATCATTGATCTTGTGGCAAATCCTATTCAACGAAAATTACAATGTTGCTATTCTGGCTAACAAAGAAAGACAGGCGCGTGAGATCTTGTCTCGTATCCAGTTAGCTTATGAACATTTACCTAGATGGATGCAGCAAGGTATTGTTGAATGGAACAAAGGTAACCTAGAATTGGAAAACGGGTCTAAGGTTCTTGCAAGCTCAACAACATCGAGTGCAATTCGCGGTGGATCATTTAACTTAGTTTACCTGGACGAGTTTGCATTCGTTCCAACTAACATTCAAGAAGACTTCTTTGCTTCTGTCTATCCTACAATTTCATCTGGTAAGACTACTAAAGTATTAATTACATCTACACCTAACGGACTCAATATGTTCTATAAGTTATGGGTAGACAGTGAAGAGAATAGAAACTCATATAAGAGAGTAGATGTTCACTGGAGTGACATTCCAGGTAGGGATGAGGAGTGGAAAGCGGAAACTATAAAGAATACTTCTGAGGAACAGTTCCGTCAGGAGTTTGAATGTGAGTTCTTAGGATCTTCCAATACATTGATCTCGCCTAATGTATTAAGAAGAATGGTATTCCGGACTCCAATTGATTCATCTGAAGAGGGCTTAAAGATCTATTCTGCTCCTATCCAAGATAGACTTTATACGTTAGTTGCTGATACGTCAAGAGCCAAGGGTCTAGATTACAGTGCGTTTGCGGTAATTGATGTTTCTGAAGTTCCTTACAAGACGGTGGCCACGTTCAGGAACAATACAGTATCCTCTTTGATATATCCAACGGTCATTGAACAAACAGCCAAGCATTATAATAGAGCATTGGTGTTAGTAGAAACAAATGATGTTGGCCAACAAGTTGCTGACATATTGTATCACGAGCTTGAATATGACAACATCATCTACACCTCAAGTGACGGTGCAGGACAGTATATTTCCACTGGTCACGGAAGAACCCAATCGATAGGTGTTAAGACATCTAAGCAAGTAAAGAGAATCGGTTGTAGCGTTCTTAAAACTTTAATTGAGAACAATAAACTTATAATTGAAGATTACAATACAATTAATGAGTTGTCTAGATTTGCTTTAAAAGGTTCTTCCTACGAAGCTGAGGATGGCAATGACGACTTGGTGATGTGCCATGTTTTGTTTGCGTGGATGAGTACTCAGGATTACTTTAAAGAAGTGACCAGTGGGGACATCCGGCTAAATCTATATAATGAGCAGCAAAAAATGTTAGAAGAGAGTATGTTGCCTTTTGGTATCATTGATGATAAAAGGGATATGGTGCAAGATTTCCAAGTAGTAGAGTTGGAGCATGTATCCTTCGATACTTGGATGAGAAGCTAGAAAACCACAATTTATAAATACCTCTAACCGTTCTTGCATAAATAAAAATTCTTTTTGAGGGAGATGAACATGCCTTTTCAAGTTAGTCCAGGCGTAAATGTTTCAGAAATTGACCTAACCACGGTTGTCCCTGCTGTTTCTTCTACAGAAGGCGCCATTGCTGGCGTGTTCCGTTGGGGTCCAGTAGGTGAAAGAGTCTTAGTTGACTCTGAGTCTAATCTAGTTACTAGATTTGGCAAACCAACAAATCATAATGCTGAAACATTTTTTACCGCCGCAAATTTCTTATCTTACGGTAATAAGTTATACGTAGTTAGAGCAGCCAACACCACAGCTACCGCTGATGGTACTTCGGTTGTTTTGTCTGCTGTTGCTAATACTGCCAACGTAACCAACACACAAATCCAATCTGCTACAGTTAAAAATGCAGACAGCTACGATAGCTTAACATTTGCTTCTGATATCAAGTATGTCGCTAAGTATCCAGGTTTGATTGGTAACTCTTTGAAGATTTCTGTTTGCGATTCTGCAGACGCTTTTACTTCTACAGCTAACCTCAATGGCGGTAACGCTAACGTTGCTGCTGGTGTTTTGACAACAGAGGTTGGTAACACAATTATTCGTTTTGCTTTAGCAAATTCTTCTACCGGCACATTAGCTGAAGCTAATACACAAGCCAATACAGTTCTGGCTACTTTGTCAGTTGGTGACTTTATCAAAGTTGGTAACTCCAGCATTGGTGAGCAATACATGAAGATCAGCACTTTGGACGCAAGTCCACAGTCTAATGCTACTCATCGTTTTGTAGATATTACCACTGAATCAAAGTATCAACTGTCTACAGCTTTTACTTCTAACACAATTAACCGTAATTGGGAGTACTACAACGCTGTTGATGGTGCTCCTGGCCAGTCTAATTACCAATTGAGTTTTGGTAACACAGCTGCTAGCGATGAGTTGCATGTTGTTGTTACAGACCAAGATGGTTTGTTTACTGGTGTTCCTGGAACTATTCTTGAAGTATTTGAGCGTGTTTCAAGATCTACAGACGCTAAGAACGAAGATGGTTCTACAAACTACTACAAGACAGTAATCAATGATGGTTCTGCTTATGTGTGGTGGGCTAATGATAGAGCTGGTGCAACTTCTGCAGCTGCTGCTTCTCTAGCTTCTTCTACCAATACAAAACCTTTACTTAATTCCTTCCAAGGCGCCAAAGATGGCGATGTGGAAGGTACAGTTGGTATTGGAACTCTTTTGGCTGGATACGACTTGTTCGCATCTGCTGAGAGCGTAGACATCTCATTAGTATTGACTGGTAAGTCTTACGGTGGAACAAATGGTGAGCAGCTTGCTAACTACTTGATCGACAACATTGCTGAAGTTCGTAAGGACTGTGTAGTGTTTGCTTCTCCAGAAAAAGCTGACGTTGTTAACGCTGCTGGTTCCGAAGCATCTAATGTCATTACATTCCGTAACAGCATGAGAAGTACTTCTTACGCAGTTTTGGATTCTGGTTACAAATATCAATACGACAAGTATAACGACATCTATCGTTGGATTCCTCTAAACGGTGATGTTGCTGGTCTATGTGTTCGCACTGATGACCAAAGAGATCCTTGGTTCTCACCTGCTGGTTTCAACCGCGGTCAAATCAAGAACCTCGTTAAGCTTGCCTACAACCCAGCAAAAGCTTACCGCGACCAATTGTACAAATCTGGTATCAACCCAGTTGTTACATTCCCTGGCCAAGGTACTATCTTGTTCGGTGACAAGACACTGTTGTCTAAGCCAAGTGCTTTCGATAGAATCAACGTACGTAGATTGTTTATTGTTTTGGAAAAAGCAATTGCAACTGCTGCTAAGTTCACGCTGTTTGAGTTCAACGATGACTTCACAAGAGCTCAATTCCGTAACTTAGTTGAGCCGTTCTTGCGTGACGTTCAAGGTCGTCGTGGCATTTATGATTTCAAGGTCGTTTGCGATACTACAAACAACACTGGTGAAGTTATTGACAGAAACGAGTTTGTTGGAGACATCTACATCAAACCAGCTAAGTCTATTAACTACATCCAGTTGAATTTCGTAGCCGTTAGAACTGGCGTTGAGTTCTCTGAAGTTGTCGGTCAATTTTAATCGATA